AAACCACTCCTGTTCAATGGCTCTAGCCACTTGAATACCATACTCTAACGATGCTTTCTCTGCATCACTAACCACTTGGCTTGGAAAAGAACTATTGGTATTTGTGTATATATTCATTTATAGTATAATTTTTGAGGTACTACCATCATTATTGTATCTTTTAAAACCTAGATCAACAGGCTTTCTTTCTATTCTATTAACAGGTACATACCTGTGTTTATTGCAAGCCATTAAAGCTAAACCAGAACTAATAGAGGCATCGTGACTTGTTCTATTATTAATATTAAATCTAGCCCAATCTTCTAATGTTCTTTGGAAATACATATCTCCATAACCAGTATCTGATAAACCAACAAACTGCTCAACATATGTTTCTATAGCTGCAGCATGTGCTTGTTTAATATCTTCACTTGAGTTAGGTATTCCACCTATTTCTCTTTCTGTAACTGATAGTTTATTCCAAACTTTATCTGGTCTATTCATTGAGAAACCTCTATAACCTCTTCTTTTGAAATGATATAAGAGTCTTGGTTTGTTGTTCTCAGCTAATATTGGCATACCATAAAATACGCAAGCCATTAAAACATCTTCAAAAAATATCTCAGCTGTTTGTGGTCTAGCTATATATTCTAAGAAAAAATGATTTGGTGGTACGTCTTCCATAGAAAACTTAGTTAATCCGTGTAAAGATCCATTGGAACCTCTTTGATCAACTGTACCAGATATATCGTAACTATCACATCCAAAAGCACCACAGTGCTCGTTTCCAGGATATTTAGTGCCATTCTTTATTATTACTCGGTTTTGCAGATCTTTAGGTGGAACCCAAGTTATTTTAAACCTACCGTCTTTATTAGGGTTAAAAACAACCCTAGTATCAGGCATACCATTCTCCCAGGCAAAACTTCCCGTAGTTACAACAGATGTGTTTCTTAAATCTTCATTATAATCAATCTGCTGGTATATTTTAGTTAAATTAAATAATGATTCTTTTGCCTCATCCCTAAAAGCGTGTTGCTCTGTTCTTGGGAATTGTCTATACATTTCATTTAATCCGTCTTGATCGTTTTTTAAACCATCAACTTCATTTTGCCAATGTTCTATTACACCGTACTCTATTAACGATCCATCGGCCGCTTTAACGGGTTTTTCTGGAGTATCGAATACAGGTATTCCATAAGTATCAATGAATCCTTCGTAGTTCCATTCCATAGGTATGAACAGAGAATATAATCCTGAACTAGTCTGTCCATTGCGGTTTCTCTTGGTAACATCGGAGTCATAGTATAATTTTTTAAAATTCTCTCCACCTTTAGCTAAAGCATTAGAAGTAGATCCCATCATACATTTACCTATGATTCTACTACCTAACCTTAATGTTGTTTTTGTTACCCTCCAGTTATTTAATATATTATCAGGTCTCTCCCACTTTCCTGATTCGTCATGTACTAAAAGTTTGAGCTTTTCACCGTCGTACGAGTTGTCTCCTGTGTTTTTCCAGTCGATCGTGGTGTCAAGCCCTTGTAAATCGTTTTTGGCTGTGGAAACCTTATCGACGGACTTTCTGGTGATCTTAGACGCGGGTACGCGGTAGGCGAGCTCGGTCTTCGGTCTATCCATTCCGTCCTGAATTGGTTTGAAGAAGAAAGGATAGTTGATTGATATAGGTACCACCTTATCTGTAAACATTTTCTTAGCATCTGCTCCTGATTTAGATAAGATCCCGAATCTCGCATCAGAAGATATTGTTGCCATATTAACTGCTGTTCCGCTGGCCATGAAGCTAAAACCGGACCTCCTATTCTTAAGGTAGCACATTCCGAAACATCTGTTGTCTGCTTGGCAAGCTTCCCAGAATATAAAGAATAATCTGTTTGCTTCCCTAAAATCTGCTCTCCCAACATCAATCTTGGTCCACTGCAAGTACATGTAGTGATTACCAGTAATGTAAGTAGGAACACCTTTGTTATAAAACGAAAAACCTTTTTCCCTGTATTCAAACTCTTGATCGATATACTCATACCATTTGTTTTTAAAGTGATCAGGGTAGGTGTCCCACTCAAATATTGTTTTAATCTTTGACAATTCTTTTGGAATGTCATGAGCTTCCCAATACTGATCTAGTTTGTTTTCTGATCTTGAATAAGCATTCTCTATAAAAGGTAATGCTATTTTTAATCCTTGTATTTCGTATATTTCTCCAATTTTACCAGTCTTACTTATAACAACTACATCATGTTCTTTGTTATAACCATACTCCCACTTTTTATATCTATTTTGGGTTTTTATAGTTTTAGACTTGATATGATCAGGTAATATCTTATATAACGTTTGTTCGTACATTACTTAGATCTACCTTCAGCGAAACCTCTGAAATTTTTTTGTGGTGAATCTGCTGATTCATCATTTAACATTTGTTCTTCTTGTTCAATACGTGTTAGTATTTCAAAAGCATCAAATATCGCTAACTTCTTAGTAGCTGCAGCATTTTTTAATCTATCAGCTGATATATCATCATCTGAATCAACAATTTTTTCTCTAGCTACTTTTATTAATTCCTCAACTGCTTTTTGCCCAGCTAGGATTATTTTCTTCTTCGTTTCCTTGGTATTCATATTTAATTACAATATCATTAGATTTCATACAATACAATTTCTTATCGTCAACCACAAATTCAAACTCACTTCCAGGAGTATAACCAATAAGGTCTCCAGGATTGATTTCTAGCGCTTGTAAGGAACTATTACCGTATTTAAGTATACCAATAAGCTTTTGCTCTTTTTCAAGAGAGAAGCTGTCTTTATTTTTAATTGGAACAACAAAGCATCTATCATTAAAAGTTTTCCATTTTTTTGGTTGTCCGTATAAATATATTTGATCTGGCGCAACAAAGTATAGTCCATCAATAAACATTGATCTACTATCTTTTTGATTACCTCTCATGTCGTAAAACCTTCTAAATACGTTGTGGTGTATTAAAACAATATCACCAACACTTATGCCTGTCTCGTAAGCTAAAGGTGTTGCCACTACTTCAGCGTAATTATTTACAGATTTAAAACTCTCTATTGAAGAGTTTGTAATCAAGGTTTTATCTCCAACTTTTTTTTCGTTGTCATAGCGCTTGCCAACTGGCTTCACAATGAAGTCGTAAATACTTCTCATTAGTATTCAAGATCGTATTCAATAGATACTGCCATGTTAGAATTAAATTTCTTCCATGGCATTACCTCGTTATTCTTCTTTATGTGAATGTTATAAGAACTATCTTTTTCATCGAATAAGATATACGCTATTTCATGACCACCATAAACAGATTGACCAACAGCGTAGTGCATCGCATCGTTTTTGTAATCAGAACCAATGCTTATTTTTCTTATAACAGAAGCCATTATTCTTCTTCTTTGACAATCTCAGTGTAAGCACCGGTTTCTATATCAATAGTAACTGCGCCATACTCTTTCTCAAGTTCAGCTTTAAATTCCTCTATAGAATTATTTAACTCTGCTTGTTTATGTAGCAATCCATGTTTTTGAACTTCTACAAATCCAATATCTTTTAAAATATTAGTCAAGTCTTTTTGCTGTTCTTGAATTTTAGCTAATTGTTCTTTTGTAATTTCTTGTACTTTTTTCATTTGGTTTAATTTAATTTAATTATTATTTATTTTCTTTTATTGCAGAGCCAAAGTAGTAACCAAAAATACTTAAGGCAACACCTTCGACTATACCGATCAAATGTATGAAAATTTCTTTATTCGACTCTGGTACTTGTGTAGTAACTACAGTGTAAACTAAAAAAGCAAAAGCTGATAATCCAACTATACCAGTTAAATTGAACATCCAGTCCGTTCCGTACTTTCTTAAGTTTACTTCTCTTTTTCTAGCAGAGTCTCTATCTTCTACTTCTAATCTATAAAGTTCCACAAGTCTATCATGAGCTTCAGCTTTTTGATCGTCACTTAGATCCGGATCTTTATCTATTAATTTTTTAACTACTCCTAAAAGACCTTTATCTGGAAGCACATCACCTACAACATCTATTATAGTAGAACCAGCTCCTAGTAGAAACTTACCTAATCCTGTTTCTTTAAAAGGTTTTTTATCTTTAGACATTTTATTTTATATTAACAGTCTGAACACTTGCTGTTCTTGTTTTAGCCCATTTTTTACCTTTAGCACCTAGTTTTTCTTCTTTAGTTAGAGCTACGTCTTTAAAAGTTCTTTTACCAGGTCTTTCAAAAACTTTTCTACCTTTAGAAATGTCACTAGATGGTAAACTATATCCAGCTGGTTTTGTTACATTTTTAGCTATAATTTCAACTTCCATATCAGGTGTACCAGTAGACATAGATTCCTCTTCAGTCATTCTTTTTGCCTTTCCTTTTTCATTAAAAGGACTTGAGTATTTCATTTTAAATGCCATAATTATTTAGTTTAAGATTTGTTATAAGCTTCTTTTTCCCAGGGAAGATTTTTAGCACCTTCCTTCATTCGCGCTCTTGGATATTTTTTACCTTTCCAAAAAACTGCGCTATCGTTATAATCTAAATCACCTCTTTTCATTTGATCTAAATGAACTTTCTCGTGATTAATTACATCTTGTTTTTGTTTTTCGTCAGTAATATTTTTATTTATAAGTATGCTACCATTTCTATCGGCTTTACCTAACACTTCGTTACCTAAATCTACATTGTATATAGGTGTGTTGTCGATGTAGTACGGTGGATTACTTAGTTTGAACGCCATTATAAGGAAACATATTATTTAAAGCTTCTTTTCTTTTTTGGCAACCACAAGGAATATTAAGACCCTCTGACACTTTATCAACTACGGTTTTAATACCAGTAGCTTTAGTTATCTTTTCTACGGTGTCACCTAAACCTTTGGATTGCATTATTTAGAACAGTGTTTACTCATCCAAGATCCAGTCATCTTCATTGGTGAGCAACTCATTTTATTCATTGGAGATCCATACATAGCTGGGCTATTACTTTTTTGTTTTGAATCTTTCATAGAAGGTCCTTCGCTATAATTTTTCATAATATTTATTTTTTATTTTTTTTAGTAATTCTTTTTTCTATTCTTGCTGCTCTTTTATTTAGTCTATCGTATTTAGCTCTAGCTGCTTTACCTTCCATTTGACCTCTTGAACCAGCGTTGTAATCAGATTTAACTTTAGCAGCTTTGTTTTTAGTTTTAGCCAATCTAGTTTCTTTTCTACTTTTTGGTGCTTCAGTAGATTTAGTAACTTTAGTAGATTTTTCAGTTTTGGTTGTTTGTTTTCCTGAATTTAAAAATTTAGCTTCATACCCTTTTACAGCTACCCCTGTTTCTCTCGTTGTTTTTGCATTAGATGTTTCACTTGCTTTTGAAGTCAACGAAGGAGTTTTTATTGGTTCCGAGGATACAGGTGTTTTTTTATTTGTTTTTTTAGGCGGAGTTTTAGGTGTTGGAGGTGTTGAAGGCTTTGGAGTTTTTGGAGTGGATGGTTTTACAACACTAGTATCTACACCATTTACAAATGGATTGTTAGATTTATTGCCTGGTTTAGACAAACTTGCTGAAAATTCACTGTACAAGTCCTTGTTAGAATTTTTGGCTTTCAACTCAGCTTTAGTATACAGTCCTTTAGCGTTTCTTTGAGAAGATGTTTCTACACTATTACTTACTCTTTGTCCTGTTAAAGCTCTTTTTATAATTCCGTCTTTTGGTGGATCTCCAACTCTATTTAACGGAGAGCCTTTCATTTTAAATGGCATATTTTTATTTTTTATATATTAATTAACATTTCCATCTGCGTCTTGCTGCGCAAATTCTTTTATCTGGTGTTTTAGAACAATCTATATTATGCATTTGCATTTGACCTTTAGACCTAGCGCAATAACTTTCTTTACGGCTACCACCACCTGGTTGAGGTGCTTTTAAATCACCACCAGTTTCTTTATTATATGCATTACGCCCAGCTTCTGTCATTCCTGCGCCTTCTTCAGCAGTAAGAAAATGTCTGCCTTTACCTTTAGTTGTTTTCCTAAGTTTGTTAAAAGGAGAATTTGATTGTATGTATGCCATTATATTAATTTATAAGATGTTTTACCATTTAATTTGTAAGCTTTCATAATTCTTCTTCTATTTTCATCAGAAGAAACATAACTAACATGCACCCAATCAGGATTATTATCGTTTCCAAATTCCCAAATTAATTGATCAAAGTCTAAATTATCTTTTATATAATTAAACATTTCAGCGTTTGTCTTATGACCAAACGTATCATCTAGGTCAATAGCTCTACCTTCACAATGTTGTGATCTAGAGCTTCCGCCAATAGCTGAGTTTAATTCTTTACACCTATAAAAAGAATTAATCTTTATAGGTCCACCAACCCACTCTCTAAGTGGTTCAAAAACAAGTTCAGCAATTATCTGCATGTTAACCAAATGATATGGTTCAGGAGTATTGTCTATATCAAGTCTTAAAGCAGTCCTTGAATAAACACCTTCTTTATCAGATATATGCTTACTAATCATTTTACTTCTTCTTATACAAGTGATACCACTTATTAACAGTATACCCTATAGTAACTACTAATAACATGATCTTTAATACAGGCTCGATGCTAGTCATAGATACTAATAAAGATATTGCGTTTATTGCATAAAGCTTAATATCAGCCCCTGCCATTTCCCTTAGCATAAGTCTTGCGCGTGATAGGTCCTTCTGAATAAGAAACATCCGCCATGTTAACTTTCATACCGTTTTTTCCGCTACTAGATCCTTTACCCATTGGAAAACCAGTGGTATCTAAAGGTCCGTCCCATAAAGCGTTAGCTCCAGTAATACCGTGCTCTTCTACTTTACTTACAGCTGGTGTAGTTTTTTTCATAATATCTTTTATTAGTTTAATCATTATTCTTTGTAACCTTCAATCCTAGCCTTTATAACATCTGCTCTAGTGATTTTACCATCACCAGTTTGATCTTTCATGAACATAGGTGTTCTATTACCCATGGACATTTGTCTTTGCTCTACATCTCCGTAAAGTCCTTGAGCTGCAGTTTGAGTTGTATTATTAAAAACTGGTTTAGCAGCACCCAATGTATTGCTAGGAGCTGGTGGAACTACCGTTTGTTGAACTGGCATTCCAGTCATAGGATCTAATATTTCTTGTTGTTTAGCAGGATTTAATGTACTAAATATACCACCTCTTGTATTGTTCATGTTATCTGTCTTTATCTTTATTTACGTTATCAATTGCAGTTTTAAGGACAGTATCCATATACGTTTTGCCCTTCATTATT